TAGGCACCGCTGATGCGCGCATTCGGTAGCGTTCCCGTGGAGTTAGCGAGGTTCTGATAATAGCTGCCCTGCTGACCGTCGAGAAGGTCAGCATCCAGACCCGATCCGGCACCATCGTTGCCCGCGTGGAAGGCCAGACTACCGTTAATCAGGACATCTCCACCCAGATGGTTTAGATACAGGGGGTTCGTGCCGCCGTTATTCCGGGCCTGAATGCGGCCAGGACTCATGGCAAGATTGCCGCCACCATCCGTCCCGATTTGGAAACCGTGAGCAGTGCTATCGAGCGTGGCAATCGTAGTGGCAACCGAGCGGAGCCGGGCGGAGGAAAGCTCGGTCAGTCCGTCATAGGTGCCGCTAAAGCGCGCATTGGGCAGCGTGCCGGTGGAGTTGACCAGATTCTGATAATAGCTGCCATGCTGGCCATCCAGTAGGTCAGCATCCATCCCGGAGCCGGAACCATCATTGCCAATGTGGAAAACAGGATTTCCAGCCCAGATCAAATTGGCGGTTGTCAGATCAAGGCGCGGCGCGGCGGGGGAAATGCGAATCCTGACGTCGCCACCGCCGCCTGCGCCCGACCGTACATCGAGATTTGCACCGCTTGAAATTATCCGCCAGGTATCCACGCCAGCCTGTTTCAGATAGATGCCTGCATTGTCCCCACGGTCGATGTTGAACACACCCGTCATCGTGTCGCCTGCAGCATTGAGCGGCGAGTAACCCAGTCGCGCGGCGATGTCGGTATAGTAGGAGCCATGCTGACCATCGAGCAGATCGGCGTCCAGACCTGACCCGGAACCATCGTTGTTTGGTCCCCACGGCGCATAGCCGAGACGCGCCACAATGTTGGTATAATAGCTGCCCTGCTGCCCGTCGAGCAGGTCCGCATCCATACCGCTGCCCGCGCCGTCATTTCCTGGATGCCAGATGCTGCTGTTGTTCGCGCCGAAACGCGCGTCCAGCCACGCGAAAACGGCGTCCTTGATGGCCTTTTCCGGTGGCACGCGCGTGGAGCTGGTCCCCGCGATCGCCTCCGCCCCGGTCGACAGTTCCACGACGCCCATCGTGGCCGTCGTGGCGGGAGGGTTCAGAAAGTTGGCGTCGCCGAAGGTCAACGTGGTGGCGTCGATATCCTCAAACTTCACGTCGACGGCGATCAGCAGCATGGCCTGGCCGGATTTCTCCGCCAGAACATCGGCCTGCCCATAGATGGCGAACAGCGTGCCGTCGCCCAGATAGAGGCCGAGGCTACGGACGGCGAAAACATCGGTGCTTTCGTCGCGCACGATGACATGGATCGTGTCGTCCGCGACCACGCCCCCCGAAATCGTGCCCAGCCGCTTGAATTCTCCCGGCAACGCTGTCGCGGTTTTTGACGGGACAACGGCGGTCCCCGAAAGGCCGACCTGTGCAATGGTCACAGGTGCGGTGCCGTTATTCGCAGCATTGACCAGCGCGGCGCGACCCGCATCGGTGACGGTGATGGTAAGGGCCATGGTTCCTCCGCTCAGGGGGCTGGGGTTGCCGCCGGCGCTGTGCAGGACAGGCGGGCGTAAATTGCGGGGCGTACAGCTGCGACCAGGCCGACCCCGGCCCGCGTGCTGATGCCCTGCGTAAAGGTGAAGTGGGACCGCACCGGCTTGGCGCGGCTGACTTCGGCAATGACCTGATCGACAAAGGCGGCCGATGCGGGCGCGCCGTCATTTTCAAGGTTCAGGACAAGGCTGAAGGTGTGGGGCACGCCTTTCGGTGCTGTCTGCCACCATTCGCGGATGGCGACCGATCCGCCGAAGCTGGCCACGACCGCGCGGACCGATTCCGCCGTTCCCTTTCGCCGCGCGATCGGGATGGCGCGGCGCACGCGTTCCCGCTTGATGGCTTCCGGCCAGTCCGATGACCAGTTGTCGAGCGACAGGCCCCATGCGAGCCACGGCAACAGTTCGATGGGGCAATCATCGGGCGACCACACGTCGCGCACGGGCGTGGGAAAATCGAGCAGGCTATTGGCGACCTGTTCCAGCGCCAGTTCAAGCTGCGTGGCGCGGGGCGGCAGCAAGCGGGGCCAGGTCATTCGCCCGTCCCCATGTAATTCACGGCGATGGCCGTGCACCAGGGCGCTTGATCGCGGGCAATGATGATGTCGGCCGCCGGCGAATGCAGCTCCACATTCTGGACGCCTTCGACGTGCAGCGCGGCAAAGATGCCGGATCGGGTAATATCGCGGCCAAGCCGGTGTGAAGCGGCGATATAGGCGTCCAGACTGGCGCGCGCGGCGGCCATGACGACGCCGCCATCCGGGCCGCTGAATGTCGTCAGGTTCGCTTCAACCGAAAATTCGACGATGTCCGCGCTTTGGGCGGTGACGAAATCGGTCAACGGGCGGCGCGTTTCGTCCGACAGATAGGCTTCGACCGTGTCGACCAGCGCCGGATCGGCCGCCCCGTTATCCTCCCGCGAAAGCACGGAAATCACGACCTGTCCCGGCCAGACGGCGTTGTCGAGGGCTACGGTCATGGCGGCGACCAGCGGCGCTGCCGCCGAATGATCGGCAAGGATCGAGAGAACCAGCGCCTTGATGTCGTCAGGTTCCGGGCTGGTCGCGCTGGCGTCCAGCACATCGGGCGAGGCCGTCAGGGCATGAAAAATATAGGCGCCCTCCGGTCCCGCGACCGAATAGCCTTCGGGTGCGAGCACCATGCGGCGGCGAAAATCCGCATCGCTTTCCATGACCGCCGGAATGCCCAACACTTCGTCCCCCGGCGTGATGGTGAAACGCGTGATGCCGAACAGCGCGGCGATATTGTCGAGGTCCGCGCCCACCGCATAGGCGGGCATGACGGCCCGCGCGGCGTCGTTGACGCGCTGGCGCAGCAGCTGGGCCAAATAGGAAAAGACGCGCAGCAGCCGTTTGGCCGGATCGCTGTCCCGGTTGCCGAATTCAGGGAATTCCACCAGCATCCGCGCAACGGCGTCGGCAAGGATCGTCTCGAAGTCCAGCACTTCGATGATGTCGGGCGCGGGCAGGCGCGACAGGTCCACGGCGGTATAGGTTGCATCGGCCATGCGGCCCATGTCGGGCGCGCACTATGCGACGCGCTACGCCTTCCATTTGTAGAGGACGCCTCTACAAATGCCCGCAGAACAGCAACATCGAAGCTTTATGAAGGATAGCCAATGGCGAAGAAGCCTAAAGTCATGCCTGCCAAGGGCGAGGAGAGTGCCGCGGTAATCTATGCGGCGGTAGGTTCCGCCATTTCCTGGTGGGAAGCTGCCGAAGACGCTCTGATGGACCTTTTTGGCATACTGTGCAAAGATGTCGAAACGATCGCTTATAAAACATATGTCAAGGCGTCGCGCGCCGCTCGCGCCTCCATGTTGGACATGGCCATTGAAACATATGGCCATCGTATGCTGGAAGACGAAAGGTCCGAAATCGCCGCAGCGATCAGTCGTCTGAAGAAGCTATCCACAGTGCGGAATGAGATTGCTCATGGCTATGTCTCAGAGCCAACGATTAGCGAGACGGATGCAGATGGTGTGACCACCATAGTAGCGGAGGGGTGTTATCTTCTACCCGCCTTGAGCGAAGGCGGATGGCAAGAGCGGACGCCAAGATTCCACCATACCACTGCATCGATTTTGGCTTTTGAAGAGGATGTGCGCGATCAAAGATGGACAATCATCCAAGCTAAAACGCGGATGATGTTGAGAGAACAAAGGGACGATCAAAAGACTGGTTCGGAGTGGTATATGCAGCGACGAATGGCGCTCGACATCGTGACCCGTCGGCTACCTGCCGCAGAATACAGCCGTTATTTCAAGCCCATGGCTGAGTGGTAAGGTTAGCCTTCGCTTATGTGGGTATAAAGTAGGTCGAGCAGCCGTTCGCGATCTGCGGGCGTCGGGCCGAGCAGTTCGCGCCGGGGATAATCCACGGCCTTGCCCCGCAGGGATGGGCGGTCGCGCAGGCCGCGCTGGTGGATGTTGGCGATCTGGGACGCCTTGCCGGAAAAGCCGACCCAGAAACCCTGATCATCGGCCTGGCTGCGAAGGAAGCGCGCGCTGGCGAGGCGGCGGAACATGGCCCGCCGCCGCAGCCCGCCGCGCCGGCGCAGTCGGCCGCCGCCGGCATTGCGATATTGTTCGGGGACGGGAAGCCATTTCACGACTTTCCCGAATTCAAAGGATCGGATGCCGCCGGCCTCGATATCGAAGCCGGTCATCATCCGGCCTGTCCCCCAAGTAAAGCTTTTCATGATGACGCGGCGCGGCGGTCCGCCGCCACCGGAGGGATAGAGAAAGCAGGCCGCGCCTCGTCCCGATACAGGTGGCTGCTTTTGCTTGCGAGGCGTGAAGGCGGAACCGTCCGGCTGTTGCTGGGCGGCGATGCGGGCGCGCTGCTCCTGCGTCAGATCCCGCGCCATCCGCCGCAACAGCGTGCGGCGCTGACCCGACGACAGGCTGCGGAGCAATGTGCCCGCGATCCGTTCGACTTCGGCCAGATCGTCCGTCATGCTTCAGGTGGGATCGCCGGTGTCAGCACCGCTTCGGGGTCGGTGGATTCGGCCAGCAGTTCGGTATTGCCGAAGCCCTGGAGGAAACGTGCCTCGACGCCGTCGAAGGCATCGCACATATCGGGTTCGGGCGGATGTTCGACGTCATAGCCGCTGCCATCGGCGCGCGGGATGACCAGAACGGTTTCGGTCAGGTCGATCGACAATTCGATGTCGGAGGTGTCACCGTCCAGCAATTCGGCTTCGAAGCCAAAGGGTCGGCTGTCGTTTCGGCGCAGCAGCTGGGGCTGCTCCTTTTCGATCCAAGCCAGAACCGGCACGATGATCCGATCTTCATCGCCCGCGAAGTCGGTAATGAGCGCCTTGAGCGAATAGCTATAGCTGAACGATAGTGTGGCGGACCGGCGCGCATTGACGCTCCCCGCCTCGATATAGATTTGCAGCCGATCGGGATGGGGGCGAAGTTCGGGCAGGAAGGCAGTAAGCCATTTCCGCAGGCTGTCGGCTTTCCGCATCAGCGTGTTCCACAGGCGATGCGGGCCTGCGCCTGCAATTCGATCAGGGTCGCGCGGATCTGGCCCGCCACATCATAGAGGCTGGTCAGGCTTCCATGGCATTGCGCGCCCGTCATCTCGCCGGCGTCAGTCCGCTGCACTGTCGGCAATGGGGCGGGTGTCGCCAGCAAGCCCCCAGATATCGTCGCTGTTGGCCGTGGCGGCGGCGCGGTCGAGCAGGCCGACGCCGTCAGCATCAACGCAGACATTGCGATAAACCGGGCGTTCAATGACCTTCTGGCTTTCATGATAGATTTCCCTGACAGCGGACTGGCGGTCATATTCGGCCGCCTGATAGCGTTCGTTCGACGCATCGATTTGGCCTTGCAGCTTCTGGCGTTCGGCCTCCCGCGCATCGTCGGCGCGCTTCTGCGCCGCCTGCTCCTGCGAGACGCCGACGTCCACGCCATGGAAGTAGCCGCCGATGCCTGCCGCGCAGGCGGCAAGCGCGCCCGCCATGGCGATGTGCGAAAAGCCGATCGTCATGGCAGCAATCCCTTGAAATAGGTTCGGCGCGAATAGGTCAGCACGTCCTTGCGTAGCCGGCCATCGCGATAGCTGACGTGAATCCACCCGCTGTTCGGTTGTCCGCGCACATAGTTTTCAAGGATCAGCTGGTCGAAGGGCAGGCGATCGCGGATGAACCGAGCAATCGTAAGATTGTCGACGCCGCTAATTTCCAGATCGGCCGCTTCGCCCTGCGCGTGCTGGCTTGTCGACGATGACCCGACCGCCAGACAAAGTTTGATCGAGCGAAAGCCGGACGTAATGCGGATCGGCTTTCCGAAATGGGCGCGGAGCGGTTCCAGCACCTTGCCGCAGAGCAGCTGCATGGCGGCGATCGAGCGGGCACCGGGCGTGTTGTCGATCCGCTGGGCCGCTGCCGTGGCGGACGCCGTGAATTCGGCCAGGCTAAAATGGGGCGAAAGCTGCATGGCGATCAATCCTTGTTGGGCAGAAAGCGGTCGGCGATGCGACCCGGCACGCTGGTGAGTGTGTCGATGACCGCGCGCGCGATCCGGGGCGTGGCGTCGAAGGCGAGAAGGGCGATGCCGAACGCGATCGACTGCGCGACGAAGTCGTTCCAGTCCGTCACGGCGACGATGGCGCGGGTCGCGTAAAAGCTGACCGTCGAGCCGACCACCCACTGAAGAAAGCGCTGGCGCCACGACAGGCCGGGTTTCCATG